GGCAGGCAGAGGTGCGTATAACCGAGCTCGCGCTTGATAATGATGCCCGACGTGTCCTTTTCGTTGAGTCGCTGCATGATGACCACAATGGCTGACTCGTCGTTATTCACCCGCGTGGGCAGTGCTTCCGTGAAGGTGATCTCATCGGACTTGAGGTCTGCGTCACTGTTCGCGTGATCAACGGACAACGGGTCGTCCAGCAGTACGCGATCACCCCGCGAACCAGTCATAGACGCGAATGCCATCGCCTCACGGAAGCCAGTGCTATCGTTCTCGAACTTGGTCTTAGCGTTCTGGTCGCCCGTCAGCTTAATGGACCAGCGTTCCTGATACCATGCAGACTGAATCAAGCGACGACACTTCAAGTTATCGCGCACCGCCAGATCTTGCTTGTGCGCTGTGCCCAGATACCTCATGCCGGGCTTCTCGTGTGGCCCCCATTCCCAGGCAGGGAAGAACACACCAGTCAAAAGCGACTTCATGCAGCCCGGAGGCACGTTCATCAGCAAGCGTAGGATCTCACCCCTGCTGACCGCTTCCAAGTGTTCGCAGATAGCATCAAGTGACCAGCCCCATTTCAGCTGAGACGCGGGCTCCAGCACATGCCAGCCCTTCCGCACGAAGTAACCGAATGACCGCTTGGCGCGTTCTTTCTCAATCTCGACAATGTCAGGAAGCTGCATTGGCCTTGCCCATCATTTCTTCGAGCTTGGCAAGTTCCTCGTCAGTCAGCTTGGACAGATCGGTGTTGCCAATCTTCGGGAGCACCTGTTGCGTCTTGACTGGTGCCTCGATTCCAATGATCTTGGCCAGCTGTGTAAGTGCAGCAACCCGGGCCGATCCGCTGTTGAACCTGCTGTGTGCTTCACGATACAGACCCGACACAATCTTCTTGCGATGCTGGTCTTCTTCCGTAAGGATGCCGAACTCCGCTTCCTTCTCTTTGATGAGCTTCAGCGTATAGGGTTCGGTGAGGAACTGCTTGGCGTACTGTTGCGCGAATGCTTCTTGGTAGCCAAGGCGAATGGCTGCTGCGAACGCATCGTAGTCAGCCAAGTATTCCGCGACAAAGCGTTGGCGTAATGCCTTCTCCTGCTTTGTCAGGGTGTCCGCCAATTCGCTCACGCTATACTCCAATAGATGTTAATTCAATCGGAGTATAGCGGAGCTCCCTTCAATCTAACAAACGGCAGACCTCAGACTCTTGGAACTTCACCCTGCTGCACCTTGCGCTCAACCCATTCCTCGAACCATGCCAGGAAGGTGTCCATGTCGAACTCCGCCCGGGCCTGCCTCTGGGCCCCCGCAGGCAAGTGCAACCACACCAGCGTCACACAGCGCCACTTCTTGCCGTTCTGCCGGTACAGGAGCACAGGCCATTCATTGTTGTCCTTTGCAGCCGCGATGCACTGTGCCCACCATGTACCGATCGACAGTGCTTCCTGACGCTTCACTTCGATGCACAGGCCAAAAGTATTCGACAAGTCGCTGCCACCAACTGCGCTCTGATTCTGGTTGCGCTGGATGATAGCCTTTTCCGGGAGCGGGATCCCGTTGCGCTCCAGCACCTTGCGAACGATCGGCTCCAGCACACGCTGGATCTCGCGCTCCCCTTCCTGCCCCTTCTGCCTGATATTGATTCCCATACTCACCTCGATAAAAGTAATGATTACCCCATTGACCGACATACTGCATCTTTCGACGCCATATCGGTTTGGACTTGACCTCGTGATAATGTGTGGCGCCACCTGTGAAGTCTTCCATGTAAAGCGCCTCACGTGCGGACTGCTCTGCACGCTTCCATTCTACACTGTTCCGATCCGGACGCTTGTGACGGTGCAGCACACCGCCCTCCGAGTCTGTCACAGTCCAGCTGAATTGATTGGGCTCGAATACAACCTGGCACACGTCTTTATCCAGGCCGCTCCGATATACCCTATTGAGCGTGACCAGTGCCACGGCGTGCTGGCCCGCTACGGGCTCCCCGCGTGCTTCCTTGAACACGTTGAGAGCAAGACAAGTCAATGCGATTTCAAATCCCGTCATGCAATGGGTTTCCCTTCATAACGATACCAGCTAGGCTTGAGCGCAATCTTCTCAGCAATGCGCGTTCGAATGATACGGAGTGCTTCAGGTGTTGCAGTGTAGTGACCACACCAAGGCGCCGCAAGCATGGTTCCATCCGGGTCAAGTTCGGACTCGCGATTGAAGTTGATACCGCGCCGCTCAAGCTCCTGCCTCAGCAGTGCATACCGCTCCACCAAGTAGGAGCCCTTATCGTAGAAGAAGCTCACGTGACCAGTGTTCAGCGTGAATGCTGTTGGGATACGCTTCAGCACACCTTGCACGCCACGAGCTGCGATACTGCGTGCAAGGGACTTGGGCACCATTTTGATTTCACGGAACTCCGCGAACAAGTGTTGGTCCATAAGCTCTTGTGGCGGGACCAGATTGATTCGTGTCATTTCACTTTTCCTAAGACAATCGCGTACAGGTCTTGAACGACCTCCGCAGGTGGCACATTATGCTGGCGTGCGAACTGTTCCACAACCATGGCAAGTCCTTCAAGAACAAAGACGCCGTCTGTGCAGAGTTCGACGGTGCCTCTGATCTCGTCACCGCGTTGTGTCAAAGACACCCGCATCTTATTCACCAGCGTCTCCCGCTCCTGTACTTTGCATGAGCATCGCAGATCTTGTCGATTGCACGCATGACAGCAGGTCGGCGCACTATCCACCAAGCCTGCAGGCGCGGGCGCCATGCTGCATTGAATAATCGTCGCAGCAGGTACGAGCGCAGCACACTCAGCACAGTCATCCAGAACGTGATAATGAAGTTGTTCTCCCACGTCATTGGAATAGCATACGCCTTGCATATTGCAGCAGTGGCAACCATAGCAATCACCAGCCCGAGCGCAGTATTGACCACAGCTTCCACCAAGCTGCCCAGCTTCGATTGATTGCTCATGGTTGGAACCTGTCCCTTCCGACGGTGCATTGCTCGTCGAGTTTCTTCATGTCGGGCACAGCATCTTCCTGACGCATCTCCTGCCACCGTTGCAAAGTATCACAAGCCTCTCGGATATCCTGGGAGACATCCTTACCAGCTCCGCGCCCACCAGCGACCAGCAACTTCTTGACCGCGTGCTGGATACATGGGTCAGTGACGTTGAACAGGTGCAGCACCCGATAGACGTCAATCGTTTCAAGGTGCCGCACGTCCTTGTGATAGTGCGGATGTTTATTACCTATTGTCATAATTGCTCCCATTTACCAGTAGAATGATTCAATTTCCCAATGAGCTCCCGCCCATTCTGTGTTCCATCCCATGCACTTTTAACCTGCACACCGGACCACTGGCGCGGGCCGTAAGCGCATACGACATAAGGCACACCATTTTCACGATTATTCCAGAAGGATAAGACACCAGAAGGTTCAATGCGAATCTCATCCGCGCTCGTTTCAAATGCTTTGTCCTCGCTGATAACTATCCAGGCCATGTCTTTCCGTTCCATCGATTTCTCCTGTTATTGAACTGGGCTAATTTTAAGCGCGAAACTACATTGAACACAACGCACGTTATTAGTGACCACATGACGATCGTCTGGTGATGCAAATTATGCGAAGGCTAATGCACCGCGCAACATTCGCAGCCAGTCCTCCTACCTATGGCGCCACCGAGTGCTATAAGATTGCTGAATCACTGCAAGGCTAATGCAGTTCCTTATGAATTATTGTCACCGTTGGCATAATTATCGGTGATAAATACAGGTGAGGCTAAAAGCGGCAAACCCTTACCAGTGCTCCTTATAAACACTATATACACTATATAAATTAGTAATTAGTAGTATAGATATAGAATCTTTATTTATGGTGTAGTATAGACCCCTGAGCCCTCCACCACATATGATAAAGGCTGTACCCCTAAGCCCCGAAAATTAGCTGCTAATAAAATTCCTATCTTTTGCCATTAGCAACACTGCATATTCTGACGCCATTTCACTGCTGGTATAGGTTGCGCTCAAGAGCCCACCTCTGCAAAATGTATGCACCATTTCACAGGAGAATATCATGTTTGACGTTACCTTACCCGTCTCTGAACTGCCCATCATGGGATACAACGAGAACACCGATTATTTCCAGCAGCACCGCGACCAATGGGAGCAGGAAGTGCTGGCCAAGTTGCAGGAGCTTGGATACCCCGTAGAACTGTGGCCATCGGGTTCGCCTAAGATCGATGGATTCATTCGCTACTGGAAGGGAATGGGTTATCCCCGCAACCCTGCTCCAATTATGGGCACGATGGACAAGACACCTTACAGCGGTCCGCAGATGCCCGCCAGTGCTGCTAAGATGTTTCATGAATCCTTTCCCCATGTGACGGACGCGATGTTCTGTATCACA